CCAAAAGCCAAAGCAACAAGATGTTTGCTAGAAAAATATATTGCATTACCTAAAGCAACTAAAAAAAGAACTTATGACATAAGGGATGGAAAAAATGGGAAAAGGCTCAAGTAGAAGACCAACAGACGATAAAAAGTTTGTTGATAATTATGACCGAATTTTTAACAACAAAAAGGAAAGACATGGCGATAAGTCCAACACAAAGAACACTAAAAAGACTGCGAGATAGTGGAGATTATCCATTAGTTACCATCGTAGAAAGATGGAACGCATGGGCAAAAATTCGTCAAGACCTCTTCGGCATTATAGATATTTTGGCAATAGATAGTAAGGGAAATACTGTTGGAATTCAAGTAACGACAAAAGGTAACATGGGGGCAAGAGTTAAAAAGATAGCAGACCACGAATCAACGCCTCATTTGCGTGATGCAAATTGGATAATTTTAGTTGAAGGATGGGAAAAAGAATCAAACAGGTGGAAGTCTAATATTATAGATTTATCTTAATTAAGGAGATTATTTAAATGAAAACAAGAAAGTTTACAGAAGAAGAAGAACAGGTTTTTATTGACCGAGCAAAAGATTTCATGCAAAGAAAACCAGAAGCAAGTAGAGCAAGAGTTGCAGTTTATGCAGGAGTAGGCATTGGAGTTCTTGAAAGGTTAGGGAAGAGAGATGGATTTAAATTACCTGAACCTATGACATCTAAACAAAGTAAACCTCTTAAAAAGAACTGGGGTGCTTTTTGAGGATTGCTAGATTAACACATATATTAGAGGACTGGGCTCGTTGGATGAAAACAGATTCTCATAAATTAGGTTATCCTAGCAAAACTTCTTACTTATCTTCTGGCGGAGAATCTACTTCAGATGTTTTTGAACATATGCTAAAGGAGTCAGACAATAATAATGTAAAGATACTTAATGCTTGTATAGATAGTTTACCTAAAGGACAGATACAGGCAATACATTATAAATGGCTAGGTGGTAATAAACCAATATTTTATGAAAAGAATTTAGATTTAGGAATAGATAATTTATTAACGATAGTAGGAAAAAGAATATATGCTTAATATTAAATTAGAAGAAAGAATTTTTACTCGTTCTGTTCAATTCCAACAAGAGAATGATATTGGTATGAGAGGTCATGCTGATGGAAATAAAGAAGAACAACTAACAGGAATATTAGGACAGAATATTATTTGTAATGCTTTAAATATTCCACTAATGGTTGGAGATGGTTTTGATGATGGTGTAGATATTACTTTAAATGACTCAACAATTGATATAAAAACAATGGGTAGAAATGTTTATCCAAAACCTTATTATGTAAATAATTTAATAGCAAGCCAATTAAAATACAATGTAGGTAATTATTTATTTTGTAGTTATCATAAAAAAGATAATGTCTTAACTGTTTGTGGGTGGATAGATAAAAAAGGTTTTAAAGATAAAGCTAAATTTTACAAAGAAGGAGAAGTTAGAACAAGAAGTAATGGCACTAGCTTTATTACTAAAGCAGATTTATATGAAATAGAAAATAAAGAATTAAATAATATTAGTAATTACAGGGATTTATTAGGGGTAGGTTACCCCTTACCTAGCTAATTTAAATTGCTTACAAGGCGATTGTGAAGGTCAATTTAATGGGTTTAAACGCATTAATCGTCTAAATCTTGGATATTCATGTAAATGCTATCAACAATCATTTCAACAGTAGACCCATCAGATAAAGTAATAATCATTTCAGATTCATTGCCTACTACCTCTACATTTTCTATTGTTTTGTCTATCATGTGTAGAGCAATTAAATCAACATTCATTTTAATTTTCCTTATATGGGTATAACCAAGTTGGATTTTGTTGTATTTTTTGTTTTTCTTAATTTGCTCCAGCTTTGGCAACTTTTCTCCATATATTTAATAGCACTTTTCATTGCTGTTATATCGTCCTTAAAACAACCCAATGCTTTATTACATTGGTTACATAATAACCCTCTTACCATTTTTGTTTCATGGCAATGGTCTATTACACCTTGATTGATTGCTAGATTTACATTCTTTTTAACTTTTATATTACATATATTACATTTATTATTATGACTTTTAAAAAAAGCATCTCGTTCTTTTAAGGTAAAATTGTATTGCCTTTTATAATAAGCCTCAAGATTGTATTTTTTTCTTTCAGTCTTGTTATTAGCATAAAATTCTTTATCTCTTTTTCTACAACAAGAAATACAAGTATTATTAGGAACTTTATAAAAATCATCTTTAATTTTATTACATAAATTACAAAGTTTCATCTATTAAATACCTCTAAATACTTAATTAGAGTATATCATAGTGCCTTGTTTATTAACAATTAAAGCCATTTTTTGAGGCGTTTCTTTATCTTCACAAAAAGAGATATGCACCCACCTATCATATTCCAGAATAAGTTGATTATAAGGAATAGAGGAATTAATAATAGCGAGTACAACATCATTAGGAGTTCCGAAGCGTTGGCAAGTGAAATCGCAAGCCAGTCCTTGAATGTGTGCAGAAGTTGCTTTACTACCAAGCAGTTGATTAAGAGCCAAGCAACGAAACCCGCTGCTAACACGAATAGCACCACTATTAAGAAGTTCTCTAACATTTTCCATTTCCTTTGCTGTAATTAAAAGATTAGCTAACTGCTTATCATTAGGTGTGTTGTCTATACCATGTCGTGATGCTGTTTCGCTAAATGTAAGTTCTTCAAGACTAAAGTGAGGTGTCATTAGTTAGACAATAATCCTTTAACATAATCATACAAATCTTCTGTAGATGCTTCGTATTCTAATCCAACTCCACTTCCATAATTATTTTTATAAGCGTTAGCAGAAACATCGCCACCCAATACATTATTGAATAATGCGTTTAATCCGAAAGACCTTCCTTCATTACTATCTCTAATGCTAGCACCAAGATTTTGTCCTTGTAAGCCTATCTGTTTAATTAAATCATTATCAGTCTGTGTAATATTTCCGTAAAGATTTCCTAGACCAGCTTCAGCAGTTTTCTTATTCTCTTCTATTAGTGCTTTAATGTAATCTCCATCTGGAGAATTATAACTTGCTGCAATTCTTGGAATTATTTGATTTTTATTACTTGGTAAATAGCTTGCACCAGCAGTTGCGTTTAGCCACCCACCATTGTTAAGAGAATATTGATTAGTTACATTTGCTGCTAATGCTTTAGCTTTTGGATTTAAACCAAGCTCTAAAAATCCCTTATTTTGACCTATATTATATAAATCTTCTTCTATAAATAAATCTTTAGCCATTATTTATTTAAACCATTTTTCTTTTCGTAACTTCTTAACCCACCTAGACCTAGCATACCCATAAGTACAGGTAACATAGTAGCTGTATCAGCTTGAGGTATTATTACTCCAAAAGGTGCAGCAAGTGGTGATATAAGAAAGTTTATAGCAAACCCTGCAACACACACCCATCCTACTGCTGGTCGCCATCCTGCTTGAAACCATGCACCTTTAGCATCCTCTTTGTTTACTGCTATCTGTGCTAACGCAATCTCATGTGCTTGTCTTTCTGCAAGTGTAGCTATCTCATGTGCCAGTTTATTTTTAGTATCTGCATCAGGTATAAACTTGTCTAGCAATGCTGCGACTGGTGATATAAGTGCTGCTAACATTAGTTACTCCATCCATAGATTAAGCATAAAATTAAAGGTGTTACTGGCATTACAGCTAAAAAAGCCAAAACAAATATAATTTTTTTACTAAACAATTTATTAAAAGATTTTTGTTGTTCGTTCATTAGCTAATCCAATTTCTAATAGCGATAGATATTAAGCCACCTACAAAGGAAGCTATCCCCATGCCCATCCAAAAACCACCTTTAGATTTATTAGCTAAAGCCAACATTTCTTTCATGTCTTTTTGGAGTTCGTCTTGACCTTTTTGTAATTGCTCTATTTGCTCTTTCATTTTACCAAACTCTATAGGGTTAATATCACTCATTATTTTTTCCAAAAGGTAGTGGATTTTCTAATAATGAAGAATATCCCATAAATGGCTGAATTATTGGAGATTTTTCTTGAGATAAAAGACCTTTTTCTATATTATAGAAATTTTCTTCTCGTTTTAAGCGTTCTATCACATTTTTTATTTTTCCTTTTGGTTCAATAAACGACCTGTCTAAAATTTGTTTTGTACTTATATTTTTTTCATATTTAGCTGTATCACGAATTGCTCTTAATTTCATAATTTCTTGCTTACTAAAAACAACCCCTAATTTTTTAGGATTATTTAAAATTTCAGTTAATTTATTTGTATTAATAGAATCACCAGACATAATTTTATTTTTAATTACATTAAGGTAGTTATTTTTAAAGTTTAATTTTTGACTATTTGGTAGAGAATTAAAGAATTTTGAAAGCTCACTTGGAGTTTTATTTAATACTTTAGTTTCAAAAAAATTAGGTTTAATTTCATTACCCTTACTAACAAAGTTTCTAACATCATCCTTTCCTAAAGATTGTTTAAATGCTTTGTAATCAGCTCTAACAGAATCTAATTCTTTAATAAGAAGTTTTTGTTTGTCGTTCATTATAAGTCTTTGATTTTTTATTAAAGGAGTTTCGTCTAATACATTTCTAATTTCTTTGTATGCAGCTTTTGCCCCTCCTTTTGAACCTGCTATTTCTTCACCTAATCTAGTTTTTAACATTTCTCTACTACTTAAAGTTAATTTATTTAGTCCTTGAGCAAAAGAATTTATAAGTTTTTGAGCTTCTAGTGGAGTAGCATATTGTTTAAAGGTATCTTTTAATCTAGCTGCTACTTTATTAGTAAAATATACATGGTCATATTTTAAATCTCTACCTTCTTTCATATTACTTATTCTTTTATATCTTTTTCCAAAAGAAGAGTATGTTTGGTCAATTGCATTTTTTAAAGATTTAGCTAAATCATCACTATAATCCCCTACTTCTTTTGCACTTCCTGCTCCCATATCATCAATTGTATCTCTAAATGCTTGTTTGTTTTTATCGGCTAGATTAAATAGCTCTGGGTTTTTCGTTGTTATTTTCGCTTCTCTACTTGCTATAGGTGTATTTGGATTTATTCTCCCTATTGTAGGAGTTGCTCCAGATAATTTATAATCAATTAATTTTTTAATAGCAACTGGAGATATATTAGCGTTATTTTTAACAGCTTCATTAACAAGGCTTTTTAATGACATTGCCACTTCTTCAGGCAATTCTTGTAATGTTACATTTGAGCCTTTCAATGAATTATTAATAATATCGTTAGTTTTATTAATAATTTTAGGTGTTGTTTTTGTTATATTTCCCTTTAAATTTGATAAAGAGGTTCTTAATAAGTTTTGTGTTGGTTGTCTAAATAATGTTGCAGCAATTCCTCCTGCTACTTCTTTTGCAGTATCGTATTCTGGAGGAGTGTCAATTTGTGAAGCTAATCCTGCTCCCACGCCAAATGAAGTTCCTGCAAGTAATTGTCTTCTTGGGTCTGAAAGAAACCCTTTTTTTAATCCCTTCCCAGTAGCATCTAAAACTTGCCCTAATCTTGTGTCAGGAACCTTTAATAAAGGTTTTGGAGCTTTTAGTAATCCACCTGATTTAAGAAGTGCGTTTGTTCCAATGTTAGCAGCTTTAGCAACCCCTAATGGCATAGCTGTATAAGTTAATGCTCTTGATGGATATGAAACAAATTTTTCCATTTCTGTTTCTGGTTTATTTTGATATATACTTGGGAATGCTTCTGGCAATGTTCTACCATCTCCCACACCTATTTTCTCTAACACAGATGATACAGCGTTATATGGAAGCTCATAAGGCTCTGCTACATACCTTGCTCCAAGACCTAATTGCCTGTTAAACTTTTCCACAGGTGTTTTTGTATTCTTTTTTATTTTCATTTTAGAATACATATCAGTAAATAACTGTATTCCTTCAGCATTTTTTTGCTTAATAGATAGCCCTAGCCCTTCTTCAACTTCTTCTAATGTCATGTTTTCCAATTTTAATTCCTTAACTGTTTAAGAAGTTCAAAGGCTTTTATCTGTAATGATTCTATTCGTTGCTCTACTGGAGCTAAATCATTATCTACTTCTACAGACTCTCCTGTTATTGGGTCAAATCCACCCCTCATCAAGGCTTCTTCAAGAGTATCTGCATAATCTCCATCAGAGCCAAAACTTTTATAAAGATGAGCTGCGGAAGGTAGATTACTTTTTTTAAATTCAGCTTGTCCGTAATCTGCAATATAAACTCCATTATAATAATCTGAAACTTCTTTAGATTTTTGGTATAGGTCTTTTAATGCTACATACATATTTCCACCAGAACCAGTTATGTCAAGAAATTGCTCCATATTTTGAAACATTGCAACCTCTTTGTCAGATACATTACCTACAGCACCACCAGTTTTGTTTGCATTTCTCATTGCAGTAATACCAGCAGTAAATTGTTTTGCTTTTAATGTTTCTATAAAGTTTTTAACATCTTGTGCATCTCCACCAAATTCAGCAAACCAACCAGCAGTCATTTCATTAAATTTAACTCTAAATCTACCGCCAGTAGTAAATAACTTTTTAAGAGTTTCTGGTTTACTCATTATCTTTTCAATATTTCTTTGTAAATCTTTATTTGCAGCTATACCAAACCGAAGAATTTTTTGGTCAGATACTTTATCATTTGAAATCTCATTATATTTTTTTAAATATTGGTCTTTATTCATAGCTGGATTGTGCATAAGAATTTCTCTTCTGCCTAGATTGTTAAATTCATCTCTAGTATATCTTTCCCCACCCATACCATGATATATATCTTTTCCATCAACCTGTTTAAACCCAACAAATTTTTCATTTTGAGAATAATTATTTTTATTATTATATTCTTCAGTGAAATTTCTATTGTTGTTTTTATTTAATTTATTATTATTTATTAAACTTTTTGCAAATTCTAATTTTCCTGTTACATAATTAGGATTGTAATTAGATGGGTCGGCTGCTTGTTTTGCTTGTTCTAACACATTATGCCTGTCTGCTGCTTCTTGTGGCATAGTTAAATTATACTCACGAATAATATTTACTTTATCTTCTGGTATTTGAAACCTATTTGGTACACCTATAGACTCATAAAATATCCTGTCTTGTTGAGTAATTGGGCGATTGTTATAAAAAGCCTTTGGTCCAACTGTAGCTAGTTCATATTGTTCATGTTCTGGAAGTGTTTTAATTAATCTTTTAATTCCATCTATTTGAGTGTCTGAAAGTATACTTTTATTTTTTGCTTCAGATGTTTCATAACCTAACTTTTTTGACTTTAAAGGAGCATCTGCTTCTGCATACTCATTAAGCCTAATATCTTGATTCAGCTTTCTATTTTTTAATGTTTGAGTAAGTATCTCTTGCTGGGTCATATAACCTTTTGTTTCTTTATCTATAACCCCTTGTCTACCAACTTTTGCACCTACTGCCATTTCTAAAGCAATTTGTGCGGCACTTTTTCTTCCATATCCTGTTATAAGTGGAGCTAATGCCCCAAAACCTGCGGCTACATTTTTTTGTGAATCCATATTAGGATTATCTAATAAAGCATTAACAGGACTAGCTGTTACGCCTAACATTTTATCTAAATCAAAATCATAGTCTAGTAATGATGCCATATTTATACTGTCCTTCTTACATTAAGTATTGGTTGTTTCATTCTAACAAATGGGCTTCTTGACACGCTTCCACCACCAGAACGAGGAGGAGCTGTATTTGATGATGTACCTTTATCACCAAAAGCAGTTAAACCTAAAGCTGCCATTTGAATTGGATTTTCTGATGCGTAACTCATAACACTATCAAAGGCTTTCTCATATAGAGGTTTTTCATAACCACCTTGTGCCAGTTTTAAATCACTTGGAGTTGATTTTGTTATTTGGTCGGTATTAAAATTTGCACCTATATTAGTATTAGTTTTATTAGCAACGCCATCAGTATATCCATGAGTAAGTTGTCTTTGCATCCCCATTTCATCTGCATAATTTAATTGTTGAGGAGTTCCAAAGTTACCTTGACTAATATCTGGAGTTGTATCTAAAAATGTTTGTTGAGCTGACATATTTGGACCAATACCTTTTGTTCCATTTAGTTGAGAATTTCCAAAATTACTTGTTGTTCCATAATCATTTCCAAAAGGAACATAACTGTTATTAACAACTTGAGATGTTTCTGGAATAGCACTAGAAAAAGAACTTCCTAATGTTTCTGGAATAGCATAAGCATTTATATTACCAGTAGCGTTACCTAATAATGCTTGTGGGTATGATGTTTGTGCTGCACCGCCTATAAAACCAGCAGTTCCTGAACCAACACTTGAACCTAAAGCTCCACCTGAACCACTCAAAAGAGCAGAACCTCCACCTAAAGAGTTTACTGCGGCAGTAGAAGCTCCAGCAGCAGTTCCACCTTGTATTGCACTACCTAGTGCTCCTCCAGCTCCGCCTAAAGCCCCACCTAAAAAAGCCCCTTTAAACATATTCTCGCCTTGCAATTTTGCACTTAAAGCACCAATTCCAGCACCAACCATCATTCCAGTAGCCATTATTTACCACCTCCAGATGATGTTGAGGTGCTGTTAATAGGGGCAGGAGCACCATAAGCTGCTGCTAAATAACTTTCTAGTTTTGAATAAGGAGCATTTTGACCATATTCAAATCTACCAATATCTGCATTTAGTGCTTCTTTTCCATAAGCCTCTTGTGTTTGTCCAATTTTAGCTAATTGATTAATGTCTTGATAATCTCCCATAGCCATTTGTGGGGCATTAGCTATTGCTTGATTTTGATATCCTCTTTCAGCACCATAGTTATTAAAGGCAAGTTCTGCTGCTCTACCTGATAATGAGTCTGCTAAATTAGATGATGCTGTACTTGCTAATTGGTCCATTGCTGATGAACCATATCTACCTGCTTGAGAGGATGTACTTGTCACATCTCTAATTGCTTTGTTAAATTCTGTTACAGCAGGTTTAGCTGCATTAGCCATCATAGCTGAAAAATAAGGATTTCCTGCTGATAATCTATCGCCTTGTATTGTATTTAATGCTTGAGCTTGAGCTGCTGGAATTAATGGACTTCCAGCTCTTGCTCTTGCTTCTGCTGCTGCTAAAGCTGATGTTGTTTGAGATGAAGGGTCTACATAAGTTTGTCCAGGATAATATTCTGGACCATCTGCTTGATATAATCCTTTAGCTTCATCTAACCCATAAGTAATATAAGGTAATATTGCAGGGTCAATATTTTGTGTAGTTTCTGTAGTTTGTCCACCACCACCACCTTTATATTCTCTTAATCCAGTTATAGTATTTAAAGTCCCAGAACCGCCAATAGATATTAATAAGTTAGATTCTTTTTTATTAATATGTGCAAGTTCTGTATCTCCATCACTTCCTAAAGATGCAATATCTTTGTAAAGTAATTTTAATAACCATATTTTAAATGTGGTTGGTAAAAATTTCATAGTTTAAGCTCCATAAGTGTGTATTTCTTTTTATAACCATATAGTCTTGACCAAAGTCTAGCTATACTTTCAAATTTAGTAGCACCCTGTATTGCAGTTCCACCATTATGCTTGACCCAACTTTTAAATTGTTCAAACCCCTGTTTTGTAATAGCACCACTCTCTTTTCTAGTGCCAATATAAGTAATGTAAGCAATTCTTGCATTAGGGTACATCACCCATTGTACAGTCAAAGCACAATAGCACTCCTTATCTTTCATCAAAAGCAGTAATTGCTGTTGTCCTTGTGCTACTGTTAGTTTAAGTGTATCAGCAGTAAACTCATCATTACCCTTATCTAAAGCTCTTTGTAGTAATGGTTCAGCTAAATGCCAATACTGTTGTATATGATTTGTTGGTACGATATATAATTTCATAGTGCAATAATATCATTTATCCTACTATAATATAATCAAAGTTTAAATCTGCACTTGCTACACTTGTATGAGTTATTACTGCACTTCCTTTAGCTTTAGTAGAAATATAAGGATTTTGTGCTGCTGCGTTTGCAGTTAATGCTGATAATAAAATAACACTATCAAAGCCTAATCTTTCATCAGTAATAGTTGTAGTTGTATTAGAAGCTCTTAAAGTAACAGAGCCTGTATTGTTTGTTTTTCCTGCCATAGAATTATTTAAAACTTCTGCAACTGCTCTAGGCTCTCCACCTTGATAAGGCAAGGTTCTATACATTATCTAGTGCCTTTTTTAAAATTATCTAATAAACCTTTTTGTTTAGCATAAGATGTATAAGTCATCATAGGTTCATTTATAACCATAGCACGATTTTTTTCTATTGCTTCTTTAGCTAATCTAACAGTATCTTCATAAGATTGACTTTGCTCACCTATGTTTATTCCAATTGCATTATTATATAAATCCATTTTTTTTTCTTCTTCAGTTTGCAACGGATGTGCTGCACCTAATATTCCTAAAGGTAATTTTACATTTTCGTGATAATCACTAACCATTTGAGATATTGTTGGATTTGTTTTTCTTGCCATTTCTGCTGTCCATAATAAATGCCTGTAAGCATCTGCTTCATTATTTACATTTACACCAGTTTGACTTCCATAAGTATCAACAGCTTCATTTATATATTGATTCCCATGTATTGTTTGTGCATAATCTTTTAACTTATTAAACCAATCCATTATCTAGTGCCTTGTGGCTTAAAGTCTACATCTATAGCCATAGCATTTGTCCATGAGCCTGTAGGTTTAACAGATACCCTGTGATATCTACCACCAGTTCTTACATTAGCTCTACCTTCTGATGTTGTAGATACTGTAGCACCAAAAATAATAGAATCATCTAATTCTCTGCGACTAGCAACTGCTATATCTGCACTTCCATTATCTATCTGTGGTCTTATTAAATTAATTACAGAATTGTACCCATCTTCAAGATCAGTAGTAACTAATTCAGAGTTATATGTTGAGCCTGTAAATGTAGATATTTTTGTATCTGTAGCACCAGCAAATAAGAATTTACCACCTACCCAAAGTCGTGCATCTAAACTTGCTGGCATAACATCTATGTCGGTGTACCCTAGAGTACCTAATCCTTCTAAAGTCGTTCCTATGGTCGCTATATTGCCTAGAACATTAGCTGTGGTTTCTACTCTTGACCATTTACCTAATGTCCAATTATAAACCAACATACTTCTTCCACCAGCTACATTAGCATAATTCCATATTGCAATATTTAATGCAGGGTTTATAGAAGCACTCATGTTATCTAGTAATGACAAATCAACATCATCAAAAAACCACCTGTCTATTTTTTCATTTCCAATAGGAGTTACTTGACTACCATCACAACTATAAAATCCATCATCACTTAAAAAGAATGACACTTGATTATATTGGCAAATAGAATTTCCGTTTAAACAACCTAATCCTCTTGAGATATTGTCAAATTGGAAGAATAATGGTGAGCCTACATAAGACATTAATTGAATTGATTTTTCTAAAAATACTAAACCAAATTCTCCACCTGTAAGACCTACAACATTACCACCATCTGC